TTGCGCAATGGAGCGATCAGCGGTATCGCCGAATCTATAGAATATTTTAGGGAAGTATTTAAAGTATGCCATTAGTAACCACCATCTCCACTTTCGTCTGTGCTTTCTTCAATATCTTCGCGACTTAATGTTCTGTCCTCTACCATTGTAAACGACAAGTCAATTTCAGCAGGAGTTCCGTCTTCATGGAATGCCATTGAACCCGCATTATAATTTACACTGATACTGCGTATGAAGGTATTGCGTAATTTAGTTCCGACTCGTACTGGAGCCGCACCCTCGATGTCTGGCATAAACCAACTCGATACATCGAATACCATAGGATACTTATAACCCGCACTTATACCATCTCCCACACCACCAATCATCTCAGGGTATGCGGATTTCCTAAAGATATGAATAATATTTTTAATTTCGTCAGCCTCTTTCTTACTCTTAGGAATAAACTTAAACTGAAACTGAAACTCACGTATTCCTACGTTTCTGAACTGAGTCCGTATGTTTGGATTAACAGATACCGCTCCAGCAATACTAACTGCTGATCCTGCGGTTTCATTGATTTTCTGCGCCCCACGCGCAAGAGCAAGTCTTGCTAATGCGGGAGTCTTTGCGCTATTGACCATATCTGTGATAGATTGTTTTCCACTAGTAATAGATTGCGCCAACGCGCCCATCGCGCCACTACCTGACGACAACGCTTGAAAACCGGCAGCACCAGCAGTACCCAAACTAGGTGTGTCATATCCAAAGTTATCTGTGATCACTAGAGAGACTGGTAAGTATAGCGCTACCACGTCACCCGTGTATTCGATGCTTCTCGCTACTACTTCTTTTGACTCTGTACCGGCACCGGATTCGGCAGCTTTCACTGCTTCCGCTTCCTCTTCATTTTTTGGTTTACCGTCACCTTCGTCTTCGCTTGGTCGGTTAAGAGCAAACATACTTTCGAACAACGCACCAAAGTCAATACCTTTAATGGTCGGTGGTTTAATTTCTTTTATGTGAAATAATACCTTAGACCGAGAATTTGTAGTATCTAGAGGATACTGCAGTATCTTTTTTGACTTGGCTGTGTTGTCTGTAGTGTCGGTAGGTTCTGTTTCTGCCATCGGAATAACTCTCGGTTATAAATACTTTTTACTATTTATACATAAAGTTACTAATGAAAACATACAAAGGCAGATACCAACCGAAAAACCCAGAAAAGTACGCTGGTGATGTGGATAATGTCGTCTATCGTTCAGGTTGGGAACGACATGTTATGAAATGGTGCGACGAAAGTATAGACATCGTACAGTGGATGTCCGAAGAACTTGTTATACCGTACATATGCGAAACCGATGGAAGACCTCACCGATACTTCACCGACTTTGTTATTAAGTACAAGTCTGGACGAGTGGTTATTGTGGAAGTCAAACCTCATAAAGAGACCCTGTTACCCGTACGTAAACAAGGTAAGACTAGACGTACTATATTGACCGAAGGAATGACATACATCAAGAACCAGTCGAAGTGGAAGGCCGCTAAGGCGTATGCTGATGACCGTGGATATCACTTCGAGATATGGACTGAGAAAGAATTGACCGCAATGGGTGTCATGCCCAAGTCCACTCAAAATATGCGTACCAAGAAACCCCTGAAAAAACTTGCGCCCTTCCGTAAGAAAAAGAAATAGTTCCTGTATAAATAGTAGGAATAGATTTTAACTCAGGAACTTTATGTCTACAGTATTTAACAGACTAGAACTACAAGCATTCCGTGCGGGTATTACTCCTCGCACAAAGGAGTCGCGAGCATGGTTCCAACAAAAGATTAAGAATCTACGTAGCATCAATCGTGAAGCATTGATGAAAGAAGAACCTTTAAAGCAAGTGAGTACCGAAATTGTCGGTAGCATGTATATGTTCTTCTACGATCCGAAGCACAAAGAGACATTACCGTATTACGATACGTTTCCTTTAGTGGTCGTTGTCGGGCCCGCAGAAGGCGGATTCCTAGGATTGAACCTTCATTACCTACCTCCTATCTTACGTGCTAAGATGTTGGACGGGTTGATGGAGATTACTACTAACAATAAGTTTAACGATTCTACGCGATTCAAGATGACATATGAGTTACTTGCGCGAGCATCGAAATTTAAGTACTACAAACCCTGTCTCAAACATTATTTGAATAAACAGGTAAAAAGTAAATTCGCATTAGTACCGGCACCAGAGTGGGAGATTGCTACATTCCTTCCGACAGCACAATTCCGTAAGGCGAACTCTAAGAAAGTCTACGCAGACTCTAAGAAAATGATAGGTGGATAACCAATGGCATCAATAGAAGATTTAAAGAGTAGACTTATTAGTCGAGGCGGACTAGCGTCTGCTAACCAGTTTGGTGTGGTACTACCATCAAAAGTAGGTATCACCAAATTAAGTGGCGCTAAGAATAATAACATATTGTGTAAAAGCGCAACGTTGCCTGGCAGACAAATTACTACACTAGATAGACAAATTGGTCTGTATAGTGAAAAGATTGCCAATGGATTCCTCGTAGAAGATGTTACGTTGACCTTCCATCTTCTGAACGATTATAGTGTTCGTAAATATTTTGATAAATGGTTGGGAGCAATGGTAGGGCATATGACACCCACTCCCCCCAAAGAACCTAAACCTCCCGCAGAAGGCGAAGAAGCTAAACCACCAGCACCAAAACCTTTATCGAGGGGTGCCATCGGGTGGAAGGACGATTACGTTGCGGACATTATAATACATCAATTAAAAAAACCACAGGTTCGTGTGGGGTTCGACCTAGGGCCTTTAGATATTAATCTAGACCTACTGGGAGGTACCGTGTACAGTGTTAAACTGATAGACGCTTTCCCGACAAACGTATCAACTATTCAATTGAGTGATGACCTCGACGGATTAGTAGAAGTAACTGTTACATTTTCATACACCAACTGGGAGCCCTTTAAGGCTGACAAAGTAGGGTTATTCTCTGCTGACATCAATCTTAATTTCGGCGGCTTAATTTAAATTATAGGATTTATAATGGCATTACCAAAACTGAATGACACACCAAAATATCGCGTTACCGTACCATCTACAGGTCAGGAAGTTAGTTACCGACCTTTCCTAGTAAAGGAACAGAAGATGTTGCTGATCGCATCTGAGACGCAAGATAGAGTGGATATGGTTAAATCAATCATCAACACTATCAATGCGTGTACTACAGAAGACATCAAGGGAGAACTAACTACCTTTGATGTAGACTACCTATTCACTAAGATTCGGTCAAAATCCGTAGGTGAGACAAGTACATTATTAATTTCATGTACCGAATGTGAAATGAATAACGAAGTTGTGGTTGAACTCGATAAGATAGAAGTTGAGGGAGTGGCCACCGATGTTAAAATCAATATCACTGACGACATTGTTCTTGAAATGAGATACCCGACATACGAAGACTTTATGAAAAATGAGAAACTTCTACATGGTACGAGTGCTACAGAATCTCTACTAGAGTTGCTTATCACATGTATAGCGACTATATGTACCGAAGAAGAACGATACTCGACCAAAGATTCGACTAGAGAAGAACTAATTGATTTTATAGACTCAATGACAACACAACAGTTCGAGACAATTTCGACATTTGTAAATGATATGCCCACACTTAAAGAAGAAGTTAAATTTACGTGTGCGCAGTGTAATACAGAGAACTCTAAAGTTCTAGAAGGCATAGATGATTTTTTTTGATTAATCTCTCTCATGACACGTTGGTAAATTACTACCAAGTTAACTTCCAACTGTTAAACAACTTCAACTACTCATTGAGTGATGTTGAAGAAATGTTGCCTTGGGAGAGAGAGATTTATTTGACCATGTTGATTGACGACCTAAAAGAAAAAAGAGAAAGAGCACAACAGCAGGGATAACCCATGATTGAAACATTAATAGAGCACCTAAAATCACAGAATAATACTCTGGATAGTGTTAACACTAACCTTACGAGTATGAACAGTTCTTTAGCGACAATGATTCTGAGTGACCGGAAGGACGAACTTCGTCGCCGTGAAGCAGATGATGATGCTAAAAGAGCAGCGAGTGCTGCCTCCCGAACAACCAGTACTGCCGGTGGTGGTGGTAGTAAAAAAGGTGGTGGCGGTGGTAGATTTTCGGGTTTTGGTGGTGTTCTAGGTGGATTTGGTGCGGGTACGTTGGCAGGTGGGGCAACAAGTTTATTAGGTAGAGCTGCCCTGGCAGGTGGTTTGGCTGCGGGTGCCGACAATATTGCTAGTTATGTTCAAGAACAGACTGGTTCAAGTGACCTCGCTGATGCCGCGCATCGAGCAACAAAACTGGGGTCATTCGGTCTTCTTTTGGGTACGCGTTTTGCTTTACTGGGTGCGGTAGGTGGAGCCCTTGCTACTCCCGAAGTTATATCAGAACTTGAAAAGTTGGGAGACAAGGCAGCAGGACTGAAAGAGCCTTTGATGAAATTCACAGGTGCTCTACCTTCATTGAACGACGCACTTTCTAAAGTGACTGAAACCGTGGTAGGGACTTTAAGTTTTATTAATTCAGCAATCGAGGGAGACGTGCCCGCTGCTTTAGACAAGGTCGACGAAGCGGCAGTATTGGCTCTTGGTGTTAAAGGAGGTATGGACGCTAACAAGAATAAGGAGAAACTTACTAGAGCAGGTCGAAGAGCTGCGCAAAATGCTCGGCAGGCAGCAATCAAGGCAAAAAAAGTTACTTCACCAGTATCAGAAATGGAGTTCTCTAAAAGTCAACGTCAACAATTTAATTCTGAAACTGCTAAGGGTTTGAGTGACAAGGAAATTAAAGCTTTGGAGCTAGATGGACTCAAGGTAGATAAAACTACCGGTAGTATCTCTAAGGTCGGTGGTGAATTTGTAAGTGCTGATAAGGTAGATGAATTATTTGCTAAGAATGAAATCAAAACGTCAACCCAAAGTCTCAGTGCTAAAAACTTTATAGATGAACTTAATGGTAAAGCGGCAGCGAAATACGGTAAGTTTGGTAAGGCATTATCCTTCTTAAAGAAAGTTCCGGCATTGGGTTCTTTAATAAGTGGTGGAATAATAGCAAATATTTTAATGGATGAGACCACATCTACGAAAGAAAAAGCGGCATTGCTTAGTAAAGAATTGGGT